TTTGGCCTTGACACCACGGCAGTTCTTCGTGATGACCTTGACCTCCAGCTCCTCTTCAGAGGATCCGACACAGTTCATGTCAACATAGGTATCCTGGCCAGCCACTTTGATGTGCTGTTCCTGGACTTCAAATTCAGAAAATACTCCTTTAGTCATGTTTTAACCTCCAAATTCTTCCGTCAGCTTACCAACACAAAGGTCAATGATCTGATCAGCAGTGTCTTCAGCTCCAGTCTGGAAGAAGTGCTGACCACCAGCATGATGCAGTGTGTTGGATCCGTCATCCGGGAAATACAGATAGTTATAAGCCGTCCGTGACTTAATGGTCACGGCCAGCATCTCATTGTTTACCTGCTGCAGTGAGTTGGCCACGCTGGCCGGAGCCTTCTTCCCCTTCCACGTCCTTCCGGATGACGGAATGAGAAGCTGGATGGCTTCCTTGATCTTCTCACCACCCTCACCATGCAGCACATCATTGATCTTGCCCAGAGCACCCTGGCCATAATTCTCCATGGCCGTGCTCAGAGTATCAATCTCAGAATAGTCCATAGTGAATGATGCCATACTCAGCACCTCTTTTCAGGATGGAAGACTGTGATGGTGGCAATCTCCACCACCATGTTGGTGTTCCCCTTGAAGATGTAGTTGTATGGGATGTCATCCGCTGTAGCCTTGAGCTTCGTGCCGGGACCGGCCTGCTCCTCCAGTGCTTTGATCACCGTCTCAATGTAGCCTTCCGGGATGTAGTCCTCATGGACCACATGCACCTGATAGAAGGTCTGGAAGTCTGCCCTGGACTGGTTATTCTTCGTGGTCTTCCACCGGTTGAACACAAAATAATTCCAGTTGTCCAGCTGCTTCTCTCTGCAGGCTCCATACCACACTCCCTCCATCTTGACATCTCCGTCCTTCAGGCCGTTCAGTGTGTCACGGATCCTGTTCAGTACGCTACTCATGACAGCTTCCTCACCTCCTCCAGATACAGATACATTTCCTGGCTTGCCCTGTCCTCATCCAGGTTGATGATGCTGTAGAGGACCTTCCCTATCAGGATCTGATGCAGCTTGTTGACCTTTGGCCAGAGTCTGCACTTGACCTTCAGGCTCAGAGTCCGTCCCTGGCTTTCGGCAAAGTCCAGATCCTGATCACGCTTTGACATCTCCTTATAGTTCAGCTTCTGGATCCTCTTCAGCTCCTCCTTTTTGGTGGTGTTCTTCACAGCACCAAAGTCACTGGCTGCTTCTTCCGGATTACACACCCAGAGCACTCCATCTCCAAAGGTGGAAAATCTACTCCTCTGTGGTATCATCGGCAGCAGCTCCTTTCACTTCGTACCGGTGCCGGATCTGCAGGATCTCAGCACGGTATGCAGCATCAAATTCATTCAGACAGTCATTGTAAGCATACAGCAGATAGTTCAGATACAGCCTTCTCTCAGGGCCGGGAGTGAAGTAGTTGACTTCAGCTCCCAGCTTATGATTGAGTGCTATCTCTGCATCCAGCATCATGTCGATCACTTTGGCATTCGTGTCTTCATCGGTCCATGTGATATTCAGATGACGCTTCACCTGATCCACATAGGACTGTGGAAGATGTTCTCTATCCAGCATGACCGATCACTCCCCTCTTAGCCCTGGCTTACATTGACATCTGCAGCTTTGATGTAGACATAGGCTTCCTCCAGATTGCTGATATCCAGAAGGATGGCCACGGTGTTATCCCATGCCTTGCCCATACCATGCATCTTGATCTTGAAGACCCTCTGATCCTCCAGGAACCGGTATTCATCGGAGAACTCCAGAGTGCCGTCCTTGCTGGTACCAATACCAAAGAAATACTCCTCCGGCAGGCAGAGGATAGCTTCTCCGGTTGCAACGGCATTGCAGCGGATTACCTCTGTCGGGAAGGGGAAGATGTTGTTGGTGAAGGCACCTGCAGCATTGAGCACCGTGGTGGCCGGCATGATCTTGCTGAGATAATCCTTCTGGTTGCAGATCAGAGTGACCTGATCAAAGGATCTCACATTGCCACCGTGCTTAGTGTAGCCGGACTTAGCAGAGCCGTCCGCATTGGCAGCAGTGGATGCCGGAGTGATGGCTCCGGTGGTGTTGTTGGTGTACCACACCTCAGTCTCAGCCAGCTGAGCCAGAACTGCACCGTACTCCTTCGGCATGAAGGAAGTGAGCTCCACAGCAGTCTTCTGAGGATAGCCGGTGGAGGAGCTGACGGAAACACCCTGATGGATGTCACGGTCAAGACCGATCGGCTGATTGTGGCCGGATCCGGATGCAATGGCATTCTCCAGAGCAGTGGCCAGAGCTTCCTTCAGGAAGGTCCGGATGTAGTTGTCCAGGAAGACCGGACCCAGATCCAGCATATCCTTCTCAATGACGGCATATGCAGACAGCTTGCACTGAGTGATCTCCACAGTCCTGAAGGCAGAAGTGATCTGCTGAGTGATCTGGGAGTTGATCTCACCCCAGACTGCAGTCTGGACAGTGTGGTCATTCAGGATCCATCTGGTGAGATATGCCACGCTCTGGAAATTGATCTTTGCCAGCAGCGGATGCTCCTGCACCAGATCCTTGTAGACATCCTCAATGACGGTCATGGGCATGACCTTATCATCCAGGAGACCTTCATAAGCCTGTTTCGGATTGCTGGCCTTGCCGGCTTTGATGATCTGCTCATAGTACTTCTGCTCCGGAGCAGTCAGCTGACGGAAGCCACGCTGAGCCAGGATATTTCTGTCACCATTGGCAGACTCAAAGTCAGCCTGAACAGTGGCAGCAATGGCCTGGCCAAACTTATCAAAGGCAGCCTGGATGACTTCCGGAGTGGAGTCTTCAGCATTGAAGGCAGCCTGCAGAGCAGCAGCTGCATCTGTGATCATAGAATTCTGTTTAAGCATCTTCGTTTTCCTCCTTTATGAAAACATGAAATTGAAAAATCTCTTTGCCTTTTCCTTCGTGTTACCTTTGTCATCATCCTCATCATCCGGATCCTCTTCCGGATCATCAGGATCATCATTGTCCGGATCATCTTCATCCGGATCCTGATCATCGTCTTCCTTCTGCAGAGCTTCAATCTGCTCCTGGAGCTTTGTCAGCTTCTGCATGATGGGACTGAGATCCACCTGCCACTGACTATTCAAGATAGCCTGTCTGATCATGCCAAATGCAGACTGCTGCACTTCAGCATCATCCTCTTCCATATCTGCCACCTCTGTGGCAAAGCCGTACTCCAGGCACTCCTGTGCCGTCAGCCATGTGGCATTGTCCATCATTCGCCGGATCTCCTCCTCTGACAGGTTGGATACCAGCTTGTAGGCTTCAATACTGGACTGATTGATCTTGTCATTGTCCTCTGCTGCCTTCCGCATCTCATTGCTGTTGGCATAACCCAGATAGCTCATACAGTTGTGGATCATCATGAGAGCTATGCTTCCCATCGTTCGGACATCACCTGCACAGAAGATGATGGTGGCTGCAGAGCAGGCAAAACCATCACAGAATGTGTGCACGGATGCCGAATGACGTTTCAGAGCAGAGTAGATAGCAAGAGCTTCAGCCACTTCACCACCATAGGAATTGATGTAAACATTGATCGTGTCCACATCCAGATCATTGATCTCTTTGATGATCTGCCTGGAAGCCACTTCAGCAATGTTCTCATCGTCTCCATACCACCTTGTCAGATCCGTTGCAAAGCTGGTGATGTCACCATAGATGATGATGTCAGCCACACGGTTTTCACTGCTCACCGTGATCTGATAAAACTTTTGCCTTCTCACCGTCATTCACCTCCTTCCGCTGATGATAGAAATCTTTCGATCTCTTCAAAGTTTTTAGTGATAAAGTGCTTCCGGGACCAGTCAGTGTTGAGTGGTGCATCACCCAGCATCTCCCTGACCTCATCAATGCACTTGACACCCGATGAAATAAGATTGGACACATCAGCAGCCACATCAAAGATATCCCTGTGCAGGATCTTGCTGGTGTCCACCTGGTAGTAGTTGCCGGTCATGTAGTTGTCAATGCCGGCTCTCTTATTCAGAGCTTCCGTGATCATGTCTGCATACGGATCCACACCAAAGGTGAGGAAGGATCCCACAATGTCAGCCATGTTGGTGATGTTGCCGGTCATCATGCTCTCCGGAATATGGAAGGCACCGGCCACGGAAGAGAAGAGCTCCTTCTTCAGCTCCACAAAGTCTGCAGCTGATCCGGATCCATTGCTGTAGATCGGATCCGCTTCCAGCTTGTATCCGTCAAACTCCGGATAGACTGCATTCTCTGACTCCATATAAGTCTTCAGCTGCTTCTTGATGTACTCCTCAAACTCTTTGTTGAACTCCTCATCTCCGGCCTTCACACCGTCAATGTGGAGCTTGTACTTCTGGCCATTGGACTGCTTCAGAGACTTAGCAGCTGCAGACAGGATCTTTCCATACTGGTCATACATCCCATCAATGAGCACCTTCACATTGATGTTGTCCAGCCGGAACATGTAGCTGTCATTCTGACTGAACTGCTTATTGAATGAGAAGTTACCCACGGTCACACCTTCATAGATGTCTCCCAGGATCGGACGCTCAGAAGCCCGGACATAGGAGTCAGCACAGTAGATGTAGCCACCGGCTTCCACCACCAGAGCTTCACCGTCACGGATGACTCTGTTGATCACCTTGTGCCAGAAGACTGAGGATGTCTCATTCCTGTTCGGTGAGACGTTCAGAAGATAGTAGTCATTCTTCTTCACCGGAAGACCGGCTTCAAAGGTCCTCATCTCAGATCTGCTGATTGCATTGCTGATCAGAGATGATGCTGTATAGATGGCCAGCTCCTTGTAGTACAGCTCAGCCGGAATATCAATTACCACAGCGGAAGGATCTCCTCCCACTTTCTGCTTCACAGGAAATAGCTTTTCCAGGAAGTCACTGATCCATGCCATTCACAATCACCTCCTTAGAATGCTATAACATTGATCTTTGTCAGCTTCGGACGTTCCTTAATATGGGACTCTGCCACCATGCTGGCCACCAGAGCCATGAATGGATCCGTCTTTCTGCTCTTCGCTTCAATCTTTGCATAAACAAAGGAGCCTTTATCAGCTCCCACGTCTCTGCCATATCTAATTGTCTTCGTGTTGTTGGTTGCCCACCGGAGCACCGGATTGTTTCCCCAGTGGAAGTACCGGTTGAGGAAGCAGTGATCAATCACCGGCACCACTTTGATGATGTCGGTCTGCTTCACCAACATCAGATTGCCGTGATCCTTACTGATCCCCACTCTGGCCAGAGCATCTGACAGCAGTGCATACCGGTATGAGTCAATGGCCACCATGCTGATGTTGTAGATCTTGCCCATCTCAAAGATGTAGTTGGCAATCAGTGAAGGATGGATCTCCACATCATCTACATAGGTGAGAAGCCCATCCTTCACCCAGTCTCTCCATGGTGCCTTGATCCGTGGAATATCTCTGGATGCAGAGCAGATCCATGCTCTATTGATGTCATACCTGTCATTCCCATTCTTGAAATGGAAATTGACGGCAGCCCAGTCCGTGGTCTTCATGTAGTCAATGCCCACAGTGCAGCTCCACCCTTTGAGATCCGGGATCTCCTGATTGGTGGCAGCTATTGACTCCCAGTCTGCCACGGCTGACTCCTTCGCTGACTCCGGCAGGTTCATCCGTTTGCTCATGAATGCCGGCAGCCGGTCCGGATTTTTCTTCCATTCCTTGTATTCCTTCCGGATCTCCAGCAGCAGATCTGGCAGATACGGCAGTGATGGATTGGCCTTTGACCAGTTGGCTTCATCGTGGACTTCCTCTTTGTCATCCAGCTTGCAGATGAATGGCAGCAGGCCATTGTCATCCGCTCCGGATCGGAGGATATCCTCTGAGTCAGCCAGGAGATCATCCAGCGGACCTTCCCTCACATCTCCATTGGTGGTGTAGTAAGATCTCCGTGGATGTTTCTTCTTGCCCAGGCCAGTGGTGAACACATTGATGTTGTCATAGTTCTGGTACTGGTGGATCTCATTGAAGATCACGATGCCGGACCGGAGACCATCCTTCCCTTTTGGGCTGTTGGTCCTTCCCTTGATCACGGATCTGGTCTTCTTAGAGATGATCTTCTCCTTTGTCCAGTGATAGAACTTCTGGATCTTCTTTGTGATGGCCGGCACCTCAAAGAAGCTGATCAGATCCTGTGCCGGTCTGACTGCTTGCTCCTCATTGTTGGCACAGATGTCCACGTCATACTCACGGATCCCATTGTAGGGACTGGTGAGCAGGAAGCTCTCCACAGCAATGGTGCCGTCCTTGCCGGCTCCACGTCCCAGCTCACAGAACAGATCCGGCCACCGTGGCTGCCCAGTATTCTTCCAATAGCAGCAGTCATGCAAAGCAATGACAAACTTCTGCCATGAAAATAATGGGAATGGAAGATACTTCTCACACATGCTCATATATTTCCGGAGCTGATCCTCATCTACATAGATGTCCTCAGTCTGGAAGCAGTGCTGTACATGCTCCACCAGGAGATGCTGCTCCTCACAGCACTTATATTTTTCCTGTTCAACAATATCTATCCATTCTCTGACTTCCTCCGGAAGATTAGAGATCTTCGTCATCCTCATAGCCGGTCTCCGGCTTGATACCTAGCATATCCAGGAGCTTGATCATCTGCTGGTTTATCTTCAGTGACGTATCAATAGAGTCATTCTTCTTTGTAACCAGCTGGCCGGTGGATCCAACACTGGTTATATTAAGCCCACGCTCAGAAATGTCACTTTTGCACAGTTCCTTATTCACGTACATGGACATATAGTCCTCCACCAGGTTAAGGAAGTATGGTGTGTCATTGCCAGATCTCTCCAGCTGATCAATGAGAGAGTCCCGGATCTGCCTATATTCTTTTGTCCTTTTGATCCTCTCAGTCTCAGTCATTCACTCACTCCTCTAAAAAAATCTCACGCACGTGAGCAGAGATCTTTTGTCTTGCCCCCTTTCCGTTGTCAGCCTCCCCGAATGAATGGGGTATAGGGGAGCCGGGGGTATCACCATCTCTCCTCATTCGTGAAGCTGTCTGTCTTCCCATGAGTGTGACAGTGTTTCCTCTTCTCCGGATGCAGCTTGTTATGACATGCCTTGCAAACTGGTACCAGGTTCTGATGGATCTCTCCACCAATGGAATAGGTCCGGCTCAGTGCCAGCTCCGGATGATCTCTCACATGCATCACATGATGGACAGTAGACAGCAGTCTCTTATTCCCTTCACTGTCTATGTCATAGCGTGTGATCTTCCCCTGTGCTCTGCACTCCTGACATTCATAGTGTGCTGCCTTCAGCACCGATGTCTTCAGCCGGATCCACTCCTTAGATTTATAGAACTTCCACAGCTCATCCTTCTCTATCAGTTCCCTGATCCATGTCTCAGTCTTCATAACATTCACCTGCATAAGAAAAGACAGAGAGCTCCGTGTCTCTCTGTCTGTTCCATCCTACAATATATCACAGATCACTTATGACATTCTATGACAGGATCCTCTGAGCGAATTCCTGCAGAGCATATCCGTGCAGCCGGAAGATGTGACGGATGTCCATGTGCATTGTCACTGCTATCTGCTCAAAGGTTTCCTGATCAATGTATCTCATCTCCAGGATCCGGATGTATCTCACATCATCCAGCTGATGGATCTCACCTATGATCTGGTTCTTCAGATCCACAAGCTCATCAATCATTGCAGTGACCTCATGCTCCATATCAATCCACTTGATCACAATGCCGGACATCTTATCTCCGGATGGAGATGACTGCACCTTGTCTCCTGGTGTCAGTGATCCTGTGCTGGTGGCCAGAGCCTTCAGCTCCTCCACCTGTTTCATCCTCCGGTTGATCTTAGCGTCCAGCGTTCCGATCTGCCTTAGATATTCCTTTGCTGTCATTTACCTAACCTCCGTTTCATTTGTCATGATGAATGTCTCATCTGCTGTCTTTATGAAATGTTCTGACAATCCGCATAAACACTGGCTTGTCTTTATGTCTTTATGAAAATACTCACTCTTATATATTTTTCTTTTTATATCTTCTCTCATTAACTTTTTTCCTATTTCATAAGAAGTTAGCACTTTCATAAAGAC